AGGGCTTGAACGTCAAATAGGTTTTGGGCTAGTTGTCTTTGTAGCTCGTTAAATACGCGGGTCGATCCGTTCTCGAATTCGTTTAATGGTCTTAGGAAGTTTTGGAAACCGCGCCCAAAGTCGACTAGCGCCACTAGATCCCTAGCTAGTTCGCTACCGATGCTTTGGAGTACTGGCTCGAGGTCTTTCATGGCTTGCATTAGTTCGTCAGTTTTTGCGGTCGAGTTACCTAATGACGTGATGAATCCGCGGCCAAACGATTCTTGCAGCTCGGAGAACGCGACAGTAAGCCGGTTAAGTTGCCCTTGATAGGTTCCGGCGGCGGTCTCAGCCTGCCCGCCGAACGTGTCCGCTAGTGCTTGCGTGATCTCTTTCATGTTGCCGGTGCGCAGGGTCGCGGCGTCTAGCCCTACGCCGAGTTTGCCTAGCCCAACGGTGTTGCCGTCGAATGCTTTGCCGAGGGCCGCGGCGACACTTTCAAGGCTTTTGCCTGTGCCTGCCGCGATATCCTGCGCAAGTTTAAGGGCATTGGTAGCGGTCCCGACGTCTTGCGTGGACCTGATTAGGCGATCGAACGCTGGCCGTAATTCGTCATCGGCGACACCCGTGAGTCTTTGTTGGGAGTCAATGAATGACTCGACCTGTGTAGTGGCCTGCTCTAATCCGAGGTTACCTAGGGTCGTGGCTAGTTTTGCAGCTGCGGCCTCATCGGCTACAAACGCCTGGACACCGTCTACGGCAAATTTGGCGGCCATAGCCCCGGCCGCGATACCGACACCAAGCAGGGCGGGCCCTAAGACGTTGGCCATCTTTGAGCCGATGTTGTCGACGTGCCCACCGAACCCGGTAACCGAGTTTTCAGCCGACGTCATGTTCCGTTTAAAGTTTGCGGTGTCTGCCGCTAGGTAGACCATTAATGTGCGGCCGCCGGACATAGCCATTAGTAGGTCTCCCGTCTATCGTTCCAAGACGCCACTACTTTGTCGGTGGCCCTGCCCCACTCACGCATGGCGGGTTCCTTATAGGATGCGCCGACGCCTTTCATCCACCCGGTCCCTTCACCAAATGCCACGATTGCGGAGTTGGCTCTAGGGTCTGTGCTGCGCCGTGTTTTACTTTTAACACCAAACGCGGACGGGGTTTTGATCATGTTGACTGACGCGCCCTTGCTGTAAGCCCTAAGCCTGTTAGCGCCAATTGTTACGACGGGTATGCGGTCGGATTTGGCTTTTACGGTGCGCATAATTTTCTCGCCCCAATGTCCCTTAGCCTCGAGGGCCGCCATAGACCAAGCTGGGACCATGAGCCGCCGGGCGATATCGACTGACGCCTTGCGAAGTTCGCTTTTGCCTTGCTTGTCAAGTTTGTTTAAGTCGCGCAAAAAACTGCGTAGCCCCGGTACCTGCATGTCATTAATGCCCCGGGCTTTTGTCGCCACTTGTAAACACCTCCTCGACTAGCGTCGTAAACAATTGCGGATCGTACGTTAGGACTTCGTGCACCGGCCGATTAAGAGCTACGGCCAGCCGGACCACTAAGCGCCGGAAAGATCCGGCTCGGTAGGGTCCACGTTCTTGCCCACGTCCACTTGGACTTTATTTTCACGGGCCCATGTGCGGACCTCGGCTAGGTTCTTTGGTTCTTTGCCTGTGATCCCGATGTATGCCAGGGTGAGCCTGAGCCCATACTCTGCGCCGGTCCCGATGGACTTTTGGCTCAGGTCCTCCCATAGCCACATGTCCGCGGCGGTGGCTTGGTACTCGACAGGGTCGGCCCCGTCGAGTACCACCACCATCGTGGGCAGCATTAGGAAAGAACCAAGGTGCCGACCAAGGACGCGCTACACGTCGCGACGCCTGCCGAGTCGTAAGTGACCTCGACGGACTCTGGGTACATGTCACCGGTGAAGGTGCCAGTGTCCCCGGTAATAACTACGGCGACATCCGTTAGTCCTGTGACCGCGTCCGAGAGGGTGTTGTATACGCCGGAGTCACCGTCGTAGAGGAATGACAAAGACGCCGCGCTAGTGAAGTCGGTTTGTGTGAAGTTCACGCCGCCTAGTGTCTTGGTGCGGACTACTGTTCCGGTCTGTGTGATGGTGCCGTCGGTGATCTGGTCACTAACGTCACCCGCTGCGAGAGACACGGTGAACGTGTATCCGGCGACTGCTACTACTGCCATGACTAACTCCTTAAATAGTTTATGCGTCGATTATGTGGGATGTGGTCGAGACTTCGGATACGAGCACCGCGGTCGCGCCGGTGTCGGTTATTTGTGGAGGGCTAATCTGGTCGATAATGAAACTGTCCCCGATGGCTACGGCTACCGCCTCGACCGCTGACTCCATCTTTTTCAGCGCGGCCGTATTGTTACGAGAGTCCACCACGACTAGCACCTTTAGGCGTAGCCGATAGTTAAGGACTGACCCGATTCTTTCGGGAACGATCCACGGTGTATCCGGAACAATCACCAAGCACGGCGGGATAGGCACGTTAGGCGCGACATCGTGGACCTTATATCCGGTGACAGTCGCCAGGAGCCCCGCTAGTTCTAACCTGGCATCGGTGGAGAGGGCGTTGGGCATTTCATCCCACCATCCCCGCGGGGTTCATGTACGGACCGATCAGGGCGTAGACCCTACGGATTAGCCACACCGATAGCCGGTAGGGCCCGGGTGTGAAATCGACCGCAACAATCTGGCCACCTACCGAGGTGCGTGCCTGGTAGATCTCAATTCCGACCTGTAGCGCCGCTTCCTTGCATGCTGCGTTCTCGGCGGCTAGTGCGGTGGCGGTTAGGAGATTACCGACAGTTAGTTGCGCAGCTGCGGCGGCTTGGGTAAATCCTGCCGTGTCGTCTGCGTAGGTCAGTTGTAGCGCGGCGGCTACGTTCTGTCCTGTCACTAATGCCACTGTAATCTCCTAACCTTTCCCGTCTAGTTACGCTACGACCTCGAGGCCGATGATGCCCGCGCCGCTGATGATCATGCTGGCACCGTACCCGTACACGGCAACGTCGCGCCCGAGCTGTGTGATGTTCTCAGCCTGGGCAAACCGTGGGCCGTCCTCCACCCATTTGGCTGCTTCGGTGTTCGATACGAGGATCGCGTTGCCGCCAATGTTGCGGTCGAGAATGACCGGCAGACCGGACACTGCGACACCCAAGGTCTGGGCTACTGCTGTACCGGACACGTTAAACGTCCCGTAATTGCTTGGGAAGAACGTTGACCAGCCACCGATCGTCTTAAACACGTCAGGGGATACGAGCACGAACTGGGCTGGCATACCGGTTGCAGTTTGGACGTCAACCGATGCGCCGAACACGGCCTCACGGAAGGCTGACCCGTCGGTGTCGGTTGCAATGTTGTAATTACTCGGTGTGCGTGCACCGTAGACCGCGCCGACAAAATCAATATCCGTAACCTGAACATACGAGTTGACCATGATGCGGCTATGTGCGTCGACGTAGGACGGGGTTGAGCGCTGCAACAGTTGGTAGGAAATATCCGACCCGGCCGCGAACGTCTTAAGCGTTGCGGTGCCCTTGAGAATGTCAATAGCGACCGAGTTAATGTCGTCCTTTTCGTTGGCCTGCTCGGCGACAATGTCGGTCAGGTCGCCTTCCCAATAAGGCCAGTTGAATGTCGTGCCGGATGTTCCGGCAGACATGACGCCAAACGCGTTGATCGTTGGACGTCCGAGGTCGAATATCAAGCGGACAACGGATGACCAATTCGGGGGCAATACCCCAGGATTATTGTCCGTAACCTGGTCGAATAGGGCGCGGTCCTCGATCTCGCCGTTGTACACCGCTAGCCGGTAGTCACCCAGTGAGCGGTACTTAGCCAACGGGTGTTGCATCTCGGTCACGTAGCTACGAGCCTCGATCTTTGCGACCTGCTCACGGACTGACGCGATCGCTTCGCGTGCTTCCTTATCCTCCGAGACCACAACGGCCTCTTCGGTGGTCTCTTCTGGATCCATTACTGTCTCTTCTCTAATTGATGAAATACCCGCACTCGAATAGGCGGGCATATGTGTTAATGACGTCTCAAATAGTTGAGCGCTTAAGTGTCGAACGGTGGAGCCTGTCTTATTTCGTAAAGACTTGAGTGGAGCAAAGCCAACGCTTAGGCCTTTGACTGCTCCGGCTTTGGCTAGGGTCGCGGCGTCGCGGCCCTGTACGGTGTCGAGGATGTTGGCGGTGATGTATAGCCCGTCGGGTTCGTTGCTCGCGTCGGTGATTACTCCGACGGGGGCGTCATGCCGCCAGGCTAATGGCTTGCCAATAACTCCGGCAGGGTCGAACGATCCGGGCGCAAACGATTCCTCAACACCTGAGATTGTCGTCGGTGTGTCGTACGGTACGGCCCGGCCATACATTGTGGCAATAACGCCGTCGGCGCGGTCCTCCCGGTAGTCGACAACTAGGTCGAATGGTGTCTCGGTTTTGTTCATATTGTCACTTCCAAATCTGGGAGGTCGAGTAGGCCGCGAACTTCGTTAGGGGTTAGGACGCCGAGCGGTATCAGTATGTTCGCTAGCGCTGATATCTCGGCAGGGTTGGAGCGCAAGAAAGTAGTCGTATCAAACTTAACCTCACGGCCCCGCGGCGTCACATCGTTCATACTCAGCCGCTGCGCAATAGCCGCCATAATTGGTGAAAGCGACAGGTCGAGCAACTGCCGGTAAAGATCGACGCGGTTTGAGTAATTGAGCGAACCTGACGGGACACCGGCACCGACCCACACCGGGTCAAGGTTAGCCAGGCGAGCGATCATGAGCGCGGATTCTTCGCGTGCTGCTACGAGCTGTAGGTCTGCGGCGTTCCATCCCATAGCGTCCGTCGTAATTGTCGAGTTGACGTAGGCGGTGGTTCGGGTTTGGCGTGCGGTCTCCCACGCGTCAAGCAAAGCGTCGACCGCGGTAGCCGGTAGATCGGCTCCGTTATTCTTTAGCACAATCTGCGGTAAAGGATATTCGGCCATTTGCTGCGTAGCGGCCTCAAGTGCAGCTGCGGTATTAATTGCGGCCGCGCCAGTGGCGAGCCATCCGCCGAGCCCGTCGCCGTCAAACCTGATGATCTCCGAGCCCGGGATCATCATGTCATTCCACCACACGGTCCCGACCGGGACCTGAAATTGGATATCAGCGAACGGGTCAGGATCAAGTAGTGATACCTCGGTGTATGGCATCCGCTCTATCGTGGCCGGGAAACCATCCCACGTCCTCGATGTGATGTACCAATAGGCCGTGTCGTATTGCAGCAGGTCCTCGACCAAGCGCGTCATTTGTGACCAGTAGGTGCCATGAGTGGAGGGCTGATTCAAGAATGACCGGGCTACCACCTGGTCTATGCCGACATATTCGCGCAGCGGGAAAGTCGCGATTGTGTGTGAGTAAGTCTTAAGAGCTTTAACATATGCGGGCACTTGGTACGCGCTCGACACCAGCGAACGGTACGGGCCGGACGCCGTGATCGATGCCAGGAGAGCGTTAGCCTCCCGGACCGTCGGGGCATCCGCAATCATTTTCGACGCTGCCTGAACATCGTTATAGATCGCTTGGGATGCCCCGACCATGCGGGACCCACGGGAGAGTAGAGCCACACCCGTATTATCTATCGCTTAGCACACGTTACCTAGTGTCGTGGGATGTCGTGGTTATCGGCGTGTCGCCGACCTCGAGTAGATCATGGGCCGCGGTTTAGGTTGCTTAGTTATTTGTGCAAGGCTGAACATCACCGCACGCGCCGAAAAAACACCGCCCGATCCAGCGACAGAGCTGAGCACCCACCCACCACTCCGCTTCGAGATTGTCGACCTAGTAAATTGGTCAAGTAGCGCTGGGTCTCCGTCGTGCCGAATAGTGCAGCGATTCCATGCGTCCAACATAACCTGCGTGGCAATCTGTGCTTCCCGTTGCCCGACGATCCCGTCGGTGTGTGCCGTGAGCCGGTCAATATATGAGGGCGTTATCTGCACATGAATGTCAGGATTCATGGCCCGGATCTCGGCTAGGCGTTCGTCGACATCCTTAATAGTTCGGTGCGTGGTGACCTTGACGCCGATAAGGTTTTGGCCGGTTACCCAAGCAATGGCGACCGCGTGCGAGGTCCCGTCAAAGTCTGACTCGCACGCCACGGCCCAATGTTGATTAACGTCGAGCACCAGCTCCGGGTCATGGCATGTGTCCCAAACACCGGACCCCATCCAATGGTTATCTTTAACTATCCATTGGTTCAGGTATTCGCGCTTAAATGCGCCCGGGTCGATCCGCTCCCATTGTTGGCGTAGAAACTTTTCCCGCTTTTCCGACCATTCGGGACTGCCCCATTGCCAAGTTGATACAAGGTCGGGGTCGGCGTCCGGTGGCGCTGACCACTCGAGGAGTAGTTCCGACGTCGGTGTGTCCAGGTTGTCTATCGCCCTGGCTCGAGCGGTAAGCATTAATTCCGAGGATGAGTCGCCGGCCGTTGACACTAGCCACAATTGCGGTTGGTTCCGTTCGGCCATTGTTGGGGCTAGTGAATCCTCAATGACGCGGCGCTCGATCTTCCACGCCTCATCAGCGAACACCATCCCAGCGGAGTAGCCGACACCTGCCGATTCGTTAGCGGCGTGAATAATCCAACGATCACCAGTCGGCAGGTTAATACCCGCCATAGTGTTGCCCCACCTGGCTGCTTTGTTGCCGTACGTTTCTACGGCCCATTGCATCGCCGGCCGGATAACTTCCATAGCGGTCTCACGCTTATTAGCCACATGGATAATGGTTTGCGGCTCACCAAATAACTCCGCATTGTGTAGCCGCCACATGCAAACCGCCCGCGATAACCAGCTCTTCCCTGATTGCCTGCCGACCGTAATAATCACGCTTGCCCAAATGAGGCCATCCTTGTCGTACTCGAGGGCACGATCCAACGCGTACGCCTGCCACGGCCTGAGAGTCATCCCATAAACATCACGCAACCATTCCGCAGCGGCCGGACCATGCGTACCCTCACTATCCCCCCTCGATGCCGTTTCTAATCGGGGCCGAACATGACCACCCTGATCTAATTTTGGTTGAACCAAGTTCGGTTCTGTTTGGTTCTGCCTGTTTGGGGGTAATACTGGCAGGGG